CTGATGGTTCTATGATCAATAATATTCGTGAAGTACGTATGAAGGGTGCACCTTCTATGACTTGGGGTTATATCGATGGTACTCGTCACCACTTAGGCTTTGCTAAGTCTCAAGGTATGAGTTCTGCAAATAAATTCCCTGGATATGAGATTTGGATGAAAGATCGTTGTGATGTATTTATCGAAGATTTATCTCGTACAGTATTGATTGAAGAGATTCCTCAATTCTAATAAATGCCCCTTTAAGGATAGTATCCTTAGACTGACACCAATGGTGTTTCGCAAAAAACTAAGAAGACATTCCCCCCACTCTCCCAGTGGGGGAGTCTTCTAAATCACAGATGGACATGTACAAGTAAATGCTGTACAGTGTTCCCTTCGATGGGAACCATCTGCAAATAAACCAAACAAAAACAACTACATATGGGTAAGATAGGAAAAATCTCTACTATTAAGAAAGAGTACAACAACTCGCAATTGCAAACGATGCAAGGTGGACTTGCAGCAAGAGGATACACAAGAATTCCTGGTACAGGAGTTTTTAAATATCCTTACAAAGAATTAGATGGTCAGTATAGAACAGGCTTAGATCCTAACGCTAGTTACATCAAGAGAATCCAAGATCCTTTAGAAAAGGAGATGGAGATTGAAAGAGTAACAGAGTTAAGAGATAAACTTCAAGCAGCTTTAAATGCTGACTTAAGTCCTCGTTCTCAGTTCTGGAACTATGGCTTATCAACTTCTGTTGATGATTCTTTGCACGTTCAACCAGTAAAGTTACTAGATGGTGATAACTATTTTGACTTTACATTACCATTACAAGAATTAGCATTCTCATGGTTAAGAGTTCATCCAACAATTGCTTCTAGCTACCAAGCTTGGGAGAGAGGTGAATTCCCTGCTGATATTCAGTACTATGTTGCTGATGATGATATTGAGAACAAGGTAATGTTTAAGAAGAAACAACTTATCAACAAAGCAATTGTTAAGTTTGATAGTATGACTCCTGAGAAGAAAAAGAAAGTGGCTCGTCTACTTGGTCTTCCAGTGTCAGATGATTCCAAAGAAGAAGCAGTTTACAATCAGGTGGATAACCTATTGAAACAAACTGAATTCAAGAATGGCAGATATCAAGGTTTGAATCCAATTGAGGTATTCAACAGATTTGCAGATATGAAAGAAAACTTACTCCATATTAAAGACTTGGTTAAACAAGCTGTTGCTCACTCAGTATATAGAGCTAAACCTAATGGTAAGATTTATGAAGGTGAGTTTGAGATAGCTAAAGACGAAGATGATTTAGTGAAGTTCTTAGCAGATGAAGATAACCAAGACCAATTATTAATTTTAGAAGGTAAATTGAAAGGTAAAAAAATAGCTGCAATATGATCCCAGTAGATAGTTTATTATATAAGATTGATCAGAAACTAAATAAACTATCCACTAACGAGCATCAAGAGATTCCTGTAGAAGATAAAATTCTAGCATTGAATGAAGCTCAAATCAAATTGATAAAGCAAAAAGTTGATGGGTTTAGTACAGTTTCTGGATTAGGTATGGATGCGTTTAAGAAGCGTTATGAAGACTTACAAAGTCTTGTACAGCCTTACAATCACCAACCACTTACCCTAGCATTGAAGAATGCTGAACTAAATCAATGGTTTGCAAACGTTCATCTCCTTGTACCTCAGTACATGTTCTACATAGATAGTTATATATTAGCAGATAAAGGAAGATGTACAGATAGAAAGGTATGGATTAATAGAGACTTGGCTAAGCATGGTGACTTACAGTTTTGCTTAAACAACACTCACTATAGACCCTCTTTTGAATATCAAGAGACATTCAACTTTATATCTTCTGATGAGATCTCTATATTTACAGATGGTACGTTTATACCTAAGGATATATATATGTCTTACATGAGATATCCTCAATATATAAATAAGGCAGGATACATCATGCTTGATGGATTACCATCATTCGATCAGGATTGCGAACTTGAACTATACCTAGAAGATGAACTATTAGATCTTACAGTACAAAACTTGGCTATGTATACAGAAAACCAAAGTGCTGTTCAAAGCTCAATTTACAGAATACAAACAAACGAATAATTTTTAACAATTAAATATAAAGCAAAATGGCTGATTTTTCCCTAACCACCCTCTTTGTTGTACCAGTAGGAAATACATTACCTAGCTCTGGATCAACACAAGACTTAACAGCAGGTCAAGTAGGAATATTCCTAAATGACTATTCTGTTGCAACAGCAGGTAATATTGCTGCTGCCCCTTATTTTTATGTAGCTCAAGGTAGAGTTAACACCTACTTACAAGGTTCTAAGCGTTCAGACAAAATTGCTGGATGTCCTAGTGGTAACTCTTGTAAAACAAACGTAACTGAATGGTACAAATCTTTAGGTTGTCCTACTCCAGTGAATCAAGTAACTGATGTAGTTGACTTCACAGTAAAACCTGGTGAGATTGTAACATTAACTTTACGTGGTTTCTCTAGTTATCTAAACACATTGTATTTCAATGGTTTCACTCGTTCTGTAACAGTTAATGCTCCATGTCTTGGATGTGGTGATGATCCTTGTACAGACGTTGATGTTCCTGCATTGATTGATGATCTTATCTATCATTTAGAGTTAGATGCTCCAGGTAATAACCCTGATAACATCACTTTAAATCAATTTTATCAATTCCAAAGAATTGGTAACGATTCATCTGCGTTGTTACGTATTACTGGTAAACCTTTGACTGCTTATGGACAACCTTGTGACGTTGCTGCATTCCCTTTTGAGTATGACAGATTCTATTTCAGAACTTTCATCTTCTCTGGTCCAGCTACAACTGCTGACTTTATTGTTGACGATCCTTGTAATAGAGTTGCTCAACCTATTATCACACAACGTTCTAACTATGCTGTTGGTACTTCTGCTGAGGTTCAACAATTAGAGAAGAACTTCTATAGTTACCAAGCTGGTTACTTGAAGCATCTTTACAGAATGAATGGTTACAACGAGAACTTTGAGTCTTGGGTAACTGATGGTCAGATCTATGATTTGTACTATATCAAATTCAATGAATATGATAAGAGTGCTTACCAATGGGGTGACTATATTATGGAAGATAGCATGGTGATCATTGCTGTTCCTGAGAACCAAACATCTGCTATCGAAGCTATATTAGTAGCTGGTTTAGGAGCTGTAGCTGGAGATACTGCTTGTATCACAACTACTAGCACTACAACTACTGTATGGCCTAGTACTTCAACAACAACTACTTTGATTCCTTAAGAATAAAAGTAGCATCATATTAACCTATGCCAGAGGGTGAGAGGATATCTCAAATCCTCTGGCATTTTTATTATCAAAAACCATGATATTAGATTTTTTAGTAATCAACACATATAACACACAAACACTTGGTGTGGCTGATATATCTGTTTATGATACAAATCCACCTAATGTGAGTGCTCCTACTATGCAAATTACTGTTCCTGGTTTTACTACACCTGTTTCTATTCCATTCAATGTGAATAGCTTTAATGTTTACAACTCAATTATTTTAGGATTAAGTCCATTCCCAGCAGTGACACCATTGCCTGATGGAATTTATTTCATGAAATATTCAGTTGCCCCAGCTACTACAAACTTTGTAGAGAAGAACATTATGCGTACTGAACTTATTCAAGAAAAGTTTGATAGTGCATTTATGAAGCTTGACATGATGGAATGTGATTCAGCTATAAGAACCCAGTCAAAAGTAGTATTGAATAGTATTTGGTATATGATTCAAGGCTCTATAGCAGCAGCTAATAACTGTGCTATTGATACAGCCAATAAATTATATGTCCAAGCCAATAGACAATTGGATTATTTTATTGCAAACCAATGTGGTTGTACAGGAAACAACTATGTAATTAATTTCCCTTAATATGGCAAACTGTAGAGGATGTGGTATGAAGGTGGGCTGTGGCTGTCAATTGATTAATGGCCTATGCTCAGCATGCAACAACAAACTTAAAAACGCTACAAAAAGAATAAAAGATGTTATCACCAAGATTAACAGATTGTGTAGTTGATGCTAGCATCCCTGCTACACTATTACAAATTGATGAAAGATTAACTTACTGGGCAAATCGCCAGTATAATAATATTATCTTCTCCATGAACAATTATATTCCTGGAGAGATAATTGATGATTTATTACATTACAAACAAATATTAACATATAGACTTTGTACTCCTAACTATGCTATGGTGTGTGGGCTTCCCACTACCTCTCAAGTGGTGAGCAGAGTTAAAGTGTTAATTCATAAATAAATTAAACCATGTCTTGCGAAAGTTGTTATAATGGATGTGTTCAGACAGTATCTGATGAATGTGTTAGATATACAGGTATAAACTATGAGGCACTAGGTGTTGAAACAGGAGACAATTTAGTTTCTGTTGAACAAGCCATAATGAATGCTTTGGTTCCTTTATTATCAGGAGAAGGAGATGCTATTGCATTAAATATATCTTGTCCTATAGTTGATTTATATTTACCTGCTCATACACCAAACACTCAAGAGTTATTTACTGCTACAGTATCAGCTATATGTAGCTTACAAGCACAAATATTTACTATTGATGATATATTAACTATACTTAATGCTAATTACACAATAGGTTGTCTTACAGGAGTAACTGCTTCTTCTGACACTCATGCTATTGTCCAAGCTATTATAAATAAGCTTTGTCTAACTGTCACTGATCTTGCTGCTCTTACACTTGATGTAGATACAAACTATGTTAAGCTAGCAGATTTAGATGCTTTGATTGCAGCTTATTTAGCTAGTCAAGGTGGTGGTGGTTCAAACCAACAAAATTTAAAAATGGTTCCATATGTAGCATATGAATACTATGGACCATTAACTAACTTTGATGGAACAGGTGCAGGCTTAAATTCTGCTGGTTTCTATAAGGTAAATCTATGCAATGGCTTAAATGGCACTCCTGATAAAAGAGGACGTGTTGGTGTTGGAGCTATTCAAAATGTTCCAGGTGGTCCATTAGATGCTGCAGTTAATCCTGCAAATCCTGGTAATCCAAACTATGCAATATTTAATACAGCTGGAGCAAATACAGTGACGCTTATTGCATCACAGATGCCTTCTCACTCACATAGTGCAACTGCTACATCTGTTGGTACTATTTCCCCAAATCCTCATAGCCATAGTTATGCAGGAGTTCAAGCTCCTTCAGGACAAGGAGATGGAAGTAGAACTTCTGTGCCTCTAGCTAGAGATACTAGTAGTGTTAGTCTTACTGTTGATATAACTACAAGTGTTACAAATGCTAATACAGGTGGTGGGGCAGCTCACGCAAATATTCAACCTGTCATAGCTGCATATTATATTATGTATATTCCTTAATCTTATTAAACTAATTATAAAATGGCTTGCAATCCTGGAGATCCTTGTTACAATGCTTACTATCATCCTAACCAAAACTGTAGTTCACTTCCTTGTGCAACCACAGCAGGTAATGTTATATATAATGGACCAAACCTTCCTTGTTCAGGAATTCACACTGGAGATAACTTAGACTGTGCTCTATCAAAAATAGATGACGCTCTTTGCAATGGTGTTGTTGGTATTAATGGTACTTCTGGAACTTCTGGTTCTAGTGGTCTTACAGGCACTGCTGGTACATCTGGAAGTTCAGGTGCTACAGGACCTGGTGGTTCATCTGGCACTTCAGGTAGCTCAGGTGCTAGTGGTGCTGCTGGTTCATCTGGTACAAGTGGTGACACTGGTTCTAGTGGAACATCTGGAAGTTCTGGTAGAGAAGGTTCTAATGGTACATCAGGTTCTGCTGGTCTTTCTGGAACTAATGGTACATCTGCTTCTTCTGGTCTTTCTGGAAGTTCAGGAAGTTCAGGTACATCTGCTGCAGATGGTACAATGGGTACGTCTGGTACGTCAGGCTCAATAGGACCAGCAGGAACAGCAGGAACGTCAGGTTCAATAGGACCAGCAGGTACTTCTGGTACAGCTGGTTTAGATGGAGATAGATACCTATCATCTTCTGTCACATCTTTAACAATAGGAAATGGTACTCAAACTTTAACTACTGGTACAGGATTAGCTTATAGTGTTGCTCAAACAATACTTTTGGCATATGATGGTTCTAATACAATGGAAGGCACTGTTACAAGCTATGATAGTCTTACAGGTGCTATGGTTGTTAATATAATAGCAACAACAGGTTCAGGAATATATGCAGCTTGGACTGTAAACTTATTTGGAGCTGCTGGTGGTAATGGTACAAGTGGTACTTCTGGTTCTATTGGACCAGCAGGTACATCAGGTACAGCAGGTACATCAGCTAGTTCTGGTACATCAGCTACAGCAGGAACTAGTACAGGAACAGCTGGCACATCTGGAGCTACTGGCTCTAGTGGTGCAACAGGAACAGCTGGTACTTCTGGTGCTGCTGGTCCCACTGGCCCTCAAGGTCCACAAGGAGCTACTGGACCACAAGGTTTAACAGGAGGTCCTGGTCCAACTGGACCACAGGGAGCTACAGGACCTCAAGGAGCAACAGGAGGACCTGGTCCTACTGGTCCTCAAGGTGCCCAAGGTCCCCAAGGAGCAACTGGCCCTACTGGCCCAACTGGTCCTGGATTTACAACTATCTCTCCAGCAACTGCAGGAGCAATAGTTATATGTACTAACGCAAACTCTGGATTTACAAACTCAAGTGTATATGTAAGTGGTAATTCAATATATGCAGACTCTTTCTTCCAAAACTCTGACTTAAGACTTAAAACTGTTTTAGGTGCTATTCAATCAGAAAATATAGAAACTGTAATGTATGCTTGGAATAATCCAGAAAGAGATACTAAACAACACTGGGGATACATAGCACAACAAGTACAACAGTTTCTTCCTGATGCTATAGAAGTAAAAGATGATGGTTTCTTAGTAGTGGATTATACACAAGTACATAGCTGGAAGATTGCTCAACTAGAAAAACGTATTGCTGAGTTAGAAGCTAAATTAAATAAATAATGAGTTGGTCAGGCATAGCAAGTAATCAAACAGTTTCTTGTAATAATCTTCAGGATGGTGTAGATACTGGTGTATTTATTCCTACCTCTACTATTCCTGTAAGTCAAAAACAAATAACTAAAACTGAGGCATCATCTTATGTTGCCTTAAATACTTCCTATCCAAGCTTTTCTAGTAAATCTGCTAATCAACTAGTTGTTAAAAGTGATTTGGATCCTCTTTTATATTCTAATAGAATATATGGAGTTGATGACGTAAATCCTTATACTCCACCAGGTGTACCAACCTATGGAACTGTAATATATTCAAGTAACTCAGGTGTAACATGGTCAAGTACTACTGTTACTGGATATAGTGTTTCTAGAAGTGGTAGAGGACAATATGTATTAACAGGTACACAAACTAATAATATAAAAGTCTCAAGTGATTATGGAGTAACATGGACAACACGTTCATGTTCATTACCAGCATCACCTAGTTCAATTCAAAGTATTGTTGGAACAGCTGTTTCAAGCGATGGTCAATATATGTATATAATTACATATGGTAGTAACACAGTAGGACCATCTATATGTAAATCATCTAACTATGGAGTTACTTGGAGTGAAATTTACTATTCTGCTATTGGTTCTAATGAACTTATAGAAATTCCTTATCCAAAAATAGCATGTTCTGGTGATGGTAGATATATTACATGTGTTGTAAATAAACAAAATAACTCATTTGATTGGGGATCTAGAATAATTAAGTCTTCTAACTTTGGAGTGTCATTTAGTGTTAGTGGTGATTATAATTTAAAATATTGGACAGATGTAGCTATAAATACTTCAGGACAATATCAATTATTATCACAAATGTCTAGTTTTGGTACAGGTAATACACAAGGAGAAGGAAGGATATATTTATCTTCTAACTATGGTGCATCATTTATTGAAAAAACATATGATCAATATGATAGAGCACTCTATTGTGATATGTCTGAGAATGGACAGTATATGTTAGTAGCATTAGTTAATACTAATAATACATTAAATAAATTTTACTTCTCTACAAATTATGGTGTTAGCTTTACTGTCTTTGATACAAATCCAAGTGCTCCAGCAATTGGACAAACACCAGGAGGAGTATTTGTTAATTCAGATGGAACTTATGCATTGATAACATATATAGACAGTGCTCAAATAACTTATAACAATGGTATAACATGGTCAAGTTGGGCGTCACAATCTATTCCAACAGCTTATACTTTTGGAGGATTAAGTAAGTCAAGATTTCTTGATATTCCTGGTACCACTACAACTACAACATCTACCACAGCAAATCCAAATTATGATTATTATTTAGCAGATGAATATAATTGTTCAGGTTGTAATATAACAAGTACAAATGTACTAGTAGGATTTCCAACTGGAACTTCTGTTATAATAAATAGATTCTATGCAGATATAGGTGTAACTGGATTTGTTTATCAAATAACACAATCAACTAGTTCAGGTAGTACTCCAATATTACTTACTCTTCCATCTGCCACAACTTGTAATGGAGCTTGTATATTATAAACCAATTGTAGTTAAATGAAAACAAATAATGCTTTAGTAACATATACAGATTTAACCACAATGGGATTAATTCAAAAACCAGGAGCAAATCCTCCTAGTGGAAATCAATGTGCTACAAAAGACTTTATTCTTACAAATTATTATGCAGATACAGCTGCATTATCTGGATATACTGGAAATAGACTTCCTCCATATCAGGATATAGTTCCACAAACTACACCATTTTTACTTTGTTATAATTTAACTATAACTAATAACTTGTATCCAGGTTGTAATGGTTATACAGATACATTTGAGACTTGGACAATATCTCTTATTGATCAGTTTGGCAATGCTTATTATACACCAACTACTTTAACTTTTGAAGTTCAGTATGATTATTTTGAACAAGAAGATGTTCCTCCTTATCAAATAAGTGATACACTTATTACAAATCTTAATGTAAATGCAGGTCAATATCAAGGATTTGGACAATTTGGAACTTATACATATAGGAACTGTGCAATGTCAGGTGTATGTGATGGTTCTTGTTATAGTACATCAACTAATATACAATTGATATCATCACCTCTTGGAATTAGTGGAGGTTGTTCTTTACCACCTCCCCCACCTCCAGGACCATGTGCATATACACAGATATTATTTTCAGGGGGATTTTCTCCCAATGGTGATGGTATAGATGACACATGGCAATGGCAAGGCAAAAGAGGTGGTACATGGGAACTTTTAAACTATACGTGTTATCCAAATGCAGTATGGGAAATTTTTGATATAAGTCAAAATGTTTGGTATGCTAATTTTTCAGGAGCTGTATATGTTCCTTGGAATGGTAAGTACAATAATGTAGGAGTAGATGCTATTGACGGAACATATTTCTATAGTATAAACTTAGGAGATGGTGCAGGATTTAGACGAGGATTTTTAGTTTTAGTAAGACCATAACAATAATAATAATGACAGTATTAATAACACTTACCCTAGCAGGATCTGATACAGGTCCATTCAACTTATACTCAAATGCAGATGGTTACACAACAGCATTTGAAACTGGTATTTCTAGAGCAGCTCTTATTGCTGGATATACTTCAAGCCTAGCTCCAGATGGAACTACAGAAGTTCTTGTAAGATCTACAGGAGTTTGTCAAAGAGACCTTTACTTAATTGTATCTGGAGCTCCAACAACCACCACCACTTCTACAAGTAGCACAAGCACAACTTCTACGTCTACAACCCCTAATCCAGATGAATTATATTTAGCTGATATAGGACGTTATGCTGGATATGATGGATGTCCTACAGGTTCAATTTTAAGAATATTCTTAGATGCTTCTGACTATGCCTTATTTGTAGCCAATGGTGACTCGTTTGCAGGCCTAGGAGGAGGCAGTTCTATAACATGTACAGCAATTGCTAGAAACGCTGTAGGTGCTCCTATCACTGCTTTATTCTATGATTCAGAGAATATATCTTGGAAGCTTATAAGTGGCACCTTTGAATATTATGAGTTCCAATGCTAATACAATTTTAAAAACCCTGTTTGTTGGTTTACAGGGAGTTCTCCTAGGGTTTCCACCCTGGGAGTTTTTGTTTTAACTATAACTAAAAAAGTTATTGTATATAACCAAAATAGTTAACTTATTTTTGGGAAATTCAGAAATAGTTCCTATCTTTACAATAATTTTAACCAAAATAAACTACATATGCCTGAGAATCAAGCATTACTAAACCAGCTAGAAGAAATCCTACATTGGAAAAAGAGTAAAAAGTTCTACGCTGACAAGCTTGGAATTACAGAATCAGAGGTTGATGAGTTGTTGATAGAGTTAAGAAATAGAGAACTTGTTGAAGAAGTGGCAGAGGTAGGTAACTATGTTTCTGAGCTAGAGGAAACAATAGTGAGATTTGAAGAGGATATAGCTAAAGGAACAGGAGAGATTGTCTTCAA